AAGTTTGGTATCGTTTATGCTGATTTAAAAACTTGTTATTGGATAGATAAAAAAGAAATGACCGACCAAGAGAAAAAAGAAATAATCGACTGGGAAAATATGGGCGGATACCTCAAAACCCTCTCCTACAAAGAAGCCTGGGCTGAATATTGGCAGAGAGCTACAAAAGAGGAAAAAGACTTTTTTTTGGATCTTCCAAATTTTGACGCTAAGATTTTTGAAGAGATTACGGGGATAAATACAACAGAAGTTTCGTTGAAGGGGAAAGAGGTGGAAGTGAAGCTGGACGGTAAGACCTATAAGGCGATAATTATTTGAACTAATATTATGGAAATTTCACTTTTGTATTATTTTTTCCTGCATGTAATTTTTGGGTCTTGGATTTTTTTAGTAATTTCATCTCTTAGAAAATAACCCCTATGACAAACCAACAAACACAAGAAACTAAAGAGATAGATATTGAAAAATTCACAGGAGAACAGCTTGAAAAACATATAAATCAATGGCGGAAAGATATGATCAAGGATTTTAATGAAAATTATTCTGGTAAAAATATATTTGATAACACTGTGCAAGCATCTATAATGAAGGGGTTAATAAGCGATGTTCAGGTTTTAATGCAGTGGTGTGAATTGTTAGCGATAAAAATCAAAGAATTGGAAAAAAATAAAAACCTTTATATATAATATTTTAATTAAGTAAGAATAAAAGATATGGAAAAATGTAGTCATAAAAATATTAAAATGAATTATAGCGGTGGAAGTCAAACAAATCCATTGCCTATATGCCAAGACTGTGGATTAATCGTTGTGATAGACAAAGATGCAATAATAAAAAAATTAACAGAAGAATTAAGATTAAAAGATGCAGCTAATACTTTATTGATAATGGGAACTCAAATGATGTTAGATTCTTTTAAAAAAGAAAATCTCCAATAACTAACCCCTAATATAATATTTTAATTAAGAACCTATGAAACCAATACAAAAACTAGAAGTATTCAGCTTCGCAACCCAAAAGACAACAGAGAAGCTAAACGAGGTCATTGACCGTTTGAACTCTCTTACTGGGGAAGAAAAGGAAGAGCCAGCAGAGGAAAACAAGTCTCTTTATCAGTTGTACCGAGTTCCTTGTTTTTGTAAAAGAGTTTGGGGGGAAGATGGGGACGGAGACAGATATGGAGGAATGGCCGTCAACTTAGAAGATGAGACAGCCAAAGCCAGACTCGAAGGACAGATAGAGGGAGTAGAAAAGTCTCTTAGTTTTTTTCTAAATGCCTATCCTTTGTTGGATATTCAACACGAAATTAACATTTTAAAAGACCAATTAACCAACCTAAAATAAAGAGTATGACAAAAAAAGAAGAAAAGAAAAATGAAAAAAGATTATCAAGATGCTGTAAAGCTCCATTAGAAAAAAATAAATATGGGTTTGAAATGCCATATTGTTCTAAATGCGGAGATAGTTGTTTAGCAGATATTTATATAATAAAAAATGATTATTAAATTTATGGAAATATTAAAAATTGAAAAAGAAATTAAGTTTTTAAAAAGTATAAATAAATGGTGTTGTTCTATTTGGTGTTTTAGAGAAAAACACTCTATTTGGACGGGAGGATTTTTTGATAAAAGTAAGAAAAAATCAGAAGAATTAGCGATGGAATCTTTTAAAAAAGATTTGGAGTTTTATCGAAAAATTGAAAAACCGGTGGAAAAAGAAATTATTTATTTAACTTTATAGAATATGGACAATAATTCAACTTATAAGGGTGAAATAAGCGGTTTTTATCAACCCCCTATGACAAACCAAGAACAATCTTATAAAGCAATAGACCTTAACGGGGAAGAAGTGAAAATGGTAAGCGATTGCTGTTCTGCACCTGTAATCCTGGAACCGCAAGATGAGATAGGAAACGAAGGGGCTACGTTTTTCTATGTCTGTTCTAAATGCAAAAAGGCCTGTAATGGAAAAATAGTAAAATTATGAACCAAGAACAATTTAATTGGAAGAAAATAAAGAAGGAATGGTCTTTAGTCTGGGACGATAGGTTTGACGCTTGCTTCGAATTTATCAAAGAAACCTGTGTTCCGAGAGGGGCTTGGAAAGAAACCGATAAACTCAATGACGCTATTTTAGAGGATAACAAATTCCTTGCTGAAGAAGGTGGAAAAATGGAAGCCAAATTGCAAAAGCTTAGAGAATGGTGCTATGCAACAGAACTTTCTGAAACAGAAAAACAACTAAACAGGTCAGGATGTGTTGATGAAATTAAGGCAATACTTGACTCCTAGACCCTTCTTCCGTGGCCATAAAGCTTAACCTTGATACGTTCACTTTGTGGCTGCGATAGAGGGGTCTAACAGCTCTTTTACATAAGTAATCGCTTTAGAGGTGGAGTGGCCGGAATAGGTAGACGCTTAATCTCATAAGGTTGTTTCGCCCACCAAGAGGAGGTAAGTGAGATGACTCCTCCCTTTAATGGGTGAATCAACTATGCAAGGTGTAAATCCTTGCCTCCACCTCCGAGGCGATTACTATGGGAAAAAGGAAATATCGTGGGGAAATGTATGCTAGCGAGCTTGAAGCGGAAATGGCGCAGATACTGGACAGGAACAAGATACCCTTTGAGCCTCATTTAATGGTTGACGTAGGCAACGGACACGAGAAGGAGATAGACTTCTACCTTCACAGGCAGGTAAGGCCTGTGTGGAGTTATAAACCAATCCGTGCGATTGAGGTAAAAGGATGGCTTTCGCCAAGTGATTATCAGCGTATGCAATTATTGAAGAAGGCAGGGTATGATACGTTCATAGCTACGCCAGCAGTAGTCAACTACTGGAACGCTTACGGGTTCATAAATGATGATGACGACGGGCTAGGGCAAGAGATTTGATTTTCTTTTTTCCCTTTTAAATAATTATAAAGGCAGTTAGAGTGATGGCCGGGGTGGGAGAATGTGTTGGATATGGAGGAAAAAGCTACCTCTCCTTAAATGGCCTGAATCCAACTATATAATTGGCCAGCCCCAGACGAATTAAAATAATATGAATTTGTTAAAAAAAATGGAACTAATAGCTAGAGAAAAAATCAAATGTGGAAGTATTGTAAGCATTTTATGGAAACACTATTGTCGAAATGCTTTACCAACAGATACTTTTCCACAAAAAATTGTTGGTTTTTCAAAAAAAGATTATAAAAAAGGAGAATTAGTTGAAATTTTAATTAAACCTAAACTAGCCGAGTATAAGGAAAAATAAAATGAATAATTGGAGAAAAGAGTTTGAGGTAAAGTTGCCTGAATTTTACCATAAAATTAAAAACAGAGAAGACTATGTGTTAGAAGTCGAAAAGATTAAGGATTTTATCGCAAAAGTAGAGAAAGAGGCTTCAGTGAAAGGCTTGGAAAATATTTTAAAACATTTTGAAAAAGTAATGAAAAATCACTGTTGTAAATATGAATGTAATTGCGAAAAAGACCACTTGTATTGTGGTTATGAATTAGATCACGGAATAGAATTAGGGTCAGTTATAGAAGATATCAGAAACGAAATAATTAGAACTAAGGAAGTAAATAGCAAATAAATGTTAGATATATTTAATGGTCTTCCTCTTCGAGCAATTGCGTTAATGGTTATTGGTTTATTTTTAGCTCTTGTCGGTATTATAACACACGATTTTGATTGGAGGGATAAATAACTTGGGGTATATAGTAATAAGCAACGACCAAGCTGAGGAATTAAAAAAATGAGGATACACAAAGACAACGAAACATGCAAGCACGTCTGGGACAGAATGGATAAGATTAACAGAATGATCTGCCCTGAGTGCGATCACTTCTTGGAAGAGAAGGAAGCGGAAGGCGGCAGAGTAGGGCTTTGGTGTTCAAAATGTGAAAAGTTTAAAAGGATAATAGGATAAAAATGGAAGAAAAGATACCAGTTTATATGGATAGTGCCGAGATCGAGCAGTTTAAGCTGTTCAGGCAATACCAGGAAAAGATAACTGACATTATCCGGGCAGGCATTTTCGATATTAAGGGAGGAAGCGCGGTTATCCACTTCAATCCAGACGGACTGATAATGAGGATTGACATACAGACTGTTCCATTTTTGAGAAGGAAGAAATAAAAAACGGGCTACTTGCCCGCTTTTTCCTCCCATTTCTTTTTATTCGCTTGTCCGCCTTTTTTAGATAATTTGGCCATGTATTCCTTTCCGTATTTCTTTGCCGTTGCCTGTCCGCCTCTACGCCCTATATCCGTTATACTATCCTCGTCTTCAGGAAATTCTATCTTAGGAGGATTGTCCGGATTGCTATCATCAGTGAGCTGGGATATGTAATCATCTAGCCCGTTCACGATCTCTCCCATTGCCAGGCGCAGAAGCTTATTCGTGGGAACGGTCCAGTCGTCTTCGGGCAATTCTATGTAGTAGAGCGAACTGTCAGGCTGTTCCGGCTTCTCGATGTGTATAAGCTCGATTCGTTCTCCGTTCCAGTGCAGTCCAACTCCTCGATTGAGAATAATGTCGCTGGCTGCCTGCATCTCGGCGAATTCCTCCCTAACCTCTCGGAGAACGTCCTCTTTGATCTGGCTCATTTTTTTGTATGTGATTTTTGTCATTTTTTTGTTATTATTACGGAGGGAGGGAGGCTCATGGTAAGCCTACCTGTTTTTAAAAATTAGTTGATTATCTCGAATGATCCTTTTTTTAATTCCTTAGTTTCGTTGTTATCGTCATCGATAACCACTCCCTTGAGAATTTCTCCCTTAAAATCGAGATATTTAACTTTATATATTTTTCCTTGAGTTATTCCGGTATTTTTAATTAAAGATTTAATTCTTTTTATTTTTTGCTGCAAGGTAGGGTTTTCTGGATTGAAGTATCTGTTCATTTTCTTTTCCTCCTCCTCGCCCAGGTAGTTATAGTGGGTTTCGGAATTGGTTATCTACTTTCTGTATTCAGTATAGCCGACCGCTCGGAATTTGTCAAGCCCCCCCTCCGGGGCAGGGAAGTTGACAGATTTTTTGAGGGTGTTAAAATAATAGAAAGTAGTTAGCCCGCATCAGCGAATCGAGAAGTAATCGAGCATCAACGAAGGGCTAGGATCAATCTGATTTTTAAGTTTCGAATCAGGGCGGTCCTAGCCCTTTTTTTTGTTGTGAAGCAGGGACAAAAAGCGCAATCCATACAACAGGCCTCATTACATAGCGGATAGGCCGTATAGCAGAGACCGGAGAGCGCAGTCCCGGACACATTTTGTCTCTGCTTTAAAACGAAAAATAATAATAAAAAAATAAATATGGCAAAAGCCAAAAAAGAGTCCGTACAGGACAAGGAAGTGGAGAAGATATTTACTGGACAGATATTGTTCACTTATCCGGAGATGGAGTTTATTTTGCAATCTCTGGCAACGGTAAAAATCAATATTGTCCACGGAGACCAGTTAATCGCCAGGAATAAGGTGTTTAAGGCCTTGCAGGTTAAATTCGACGAATTCAACTCTATCCGCATGGATATGCTTCAAAAGTACGCTTCCAAGGATGAGAAAGGGGAAATGAAGCTGGCCGAAGATAAGAGATCGTACGAGATTAAACCTGACAATAAGGTTAAATTCGACGAAGAGTTCAAGATATTGTTGGACAAAGGGTTCGAAGTTGATATTTTGCCTAGCATAAAGAAGGATTTTAAGCTGATTCCAGAAATAATTAAAAAGACCAATAGGGATCTTAATTACACGGAGACGGAGATATATCTTTCCATCTGCGAAAAAATAACAAAACTATAATGCCAGCAGGAAGACCAACTGAATACAGTCAAGATATAATTTTAAAGGCTCAAGAGTATATTTTGAATTGTAGAGATGAAGATTATTCGCAGAAAAAAAGTGAAAGTGTAAATTCTGCAGTTTATGAGAATAAGATTAAAGTTAAGCTTCCGAGTATTGAGGGGATTGCGGTTTATTTGGGGATACATAAGGACACGATATATGAATGGGAGAAGATTTATCCAGAATTTTCCGACATTATTAATAAATTAAGGCAAATTCAGGCTGAAAGATTGATCAATAATGGATTATCTGGTGACTATAATCCGATGATAACTAAACTGTTATTGGCTAAGCATGGATACAGGGATACTCAAGAGCTCGTCGGAGCCGGTGGAAAGGATCTTATTCCCGATCCAGAGACAAAGAAGGCTGCAGATGAAGCCATAGGAGCATTTTTAGGAAAAAAGAAAGATGACAATCCAGGAGATACTCAACAGCAACAATCCGAAATTGATTAAAGCCTTATTCTTATTTGGGAATAAAGACAGTGAAGAAGCAATAATACTGAAATTCAATCTGTGGGCAAGACATTTTTTCCCGAAATACTTTACTTCCCCAGACGCTCCATTTCATCAAAAGATAGATCTGAACAATTTGAAGGTTTATAGGGGTGAGATAAAGGCTTTTGTGGATATAGCGTTCAGGGGGGCGGCTAAGACAGCAAGGACAAAGCTTTTCATAGGATTTTGCATAGCGAATGACCAGGACCATTTTAGAAAGTACTTTAAAATATTGTCTGAAGATGTAACGAATTCCAAACAAATAGTTACTGATGTATATAATATGCTGGTTCTTCCGAGAATGACTGTAATTTACCCTGAGATTTTTGAAAAAACAACATCAAAAAGAGAGGAAAAAATGGAAACTTTTACGACGGCAACAAGAATAAAGGTGTTTGCCGGAACAGTAGGAATGAGTCAAAGAGGAGCAATTCAAGAGGAGGCTAGGCCAGACTTTATCTGGTTTGAAGACTTTGAGACAAGGGAAACTCTAAGATCGGCAGTCAAAACAAAATCTATTTGGGACAATATGGAAGAGGCGAGGACTGGTTTATCAAAGAATGGATCGTGCGTATATACATGTAATTACATATCAGAACAGGGAAATGTACATATATTAGTAACTAAAAAAAGTCTTAAAAAAGAAGTATTAATAATTCCTATTATCAATCAAGGAATTCCTGCTTGGGAAAGATATTCTGTCTCGGATATCGAACAAATGAGAAAAGATGATGATGACTTTGTAGGAGAGAGATTGTGCAAGCCATCAGCGAGTAAAGATCGTTTATTCAATCGAGAGAAGCTGGAAGAACAAAAGATAAGAGAACCGATAGAAGTAATTTCGGAATTTAAAATATATAGAAAATACGATCCTTCTCACCGTTATGCTTCCGGACACGATGTAGGACACGGAGTAGAATTGGATAGTTCGACATCGGTATTCATTGACTTTGATGTGATACCGGCGCAGGTGGTGGCCACTTTCGCAAACAACAATATTAAATCTGACATATTCGGATACGAAGTCAAAAGGGAATCGGATATTTTCGGTGGATGCCTAGCGGCAATCGAGAAAAACGACCAGGGCAACACAACAATAGCAATTGCTAAGCAAGAAGAGGTAAATCTTTACGAGACGCAGGGGAAAGACACGAAGATAGGACAACCGAAAGCGACAGAATACGGATGGCACACGAACGCCTTGACCAAGCCCAAGATGATGACCGGATTAGCCAAAGCGGTAGCAGACGGATTGATAGACTTAAACGATCCCGATCTCATTCAGGAGTGCAAAAGCTACACCAGAAACGACCTTTTAGATGAAGTTAAAGACCCAAGGCTGACCACAAGACATTTTGATCTATTGATAGCTTGCGCGATAGCTTGGCAAATGAAAGACTTTGCCACTTATCAAAACAAAAATGAAGAAATGAGAATTTATGAAAACCGCCAGGAACGACAACAA